ATCAACGCCGTTCCCGATGACGACCAGTTGCTCAGTCCTCAAGAAAGGATATCGCTGCAGCATGTAGCTCTTATGCCACTCGGTCAGAACTACGATAGCATCGAACCTGCTGGCGCGAACCTCGGTCAATCGATCGCCCGCGTCGGTATCGTGCATCCACAGGACAAGGCGCTTCGTGTGGAGCGGCCAATCGGCAGCTTCTGGTGATCGCCAAGCAATGTAGAGGTCGGACTCTTCCTGTGGTCGGAAGGAATCCATATCTCGATAGCAAGCCCCGTTGTAATAGCCGGGCTCGTCGATGCTGGAATATACGATTGGATCAAAGCCCAGTTTCGAGAAAGACTCAGCCATCTTGATGACGGCTGTTTCTGATCCACCCAGGCCACCAGTCTCAAACTTCCGAGGATTCCAGGTTTCCGGACTTCCCAGCGCGCCAATCATGATTGTGCCACGATGCTGAGCAGCACCAGGCTCGTACTCGGCGAAGAGCCATCCCCCATTCCCCCAAGGCTGGCGATACAGATTGTGGATCTTCCCGCGCGGGAACATGAGCTTCTCGAGGTCGTACTGATCGAAGATCCGAAGATGGCCCTTTGGTTCCAGTCGATCCCAAGCAGGGACGTTGCCGTTCTCCCAGCTCATGTATGGCGTAGTCATTATGATGTGCTTGGCAGTCTTCTCCAGTCGCTCGAGCGTGGCAGCTGGATCGACTACGTGCTCGATAACTTCAAAGAAGACTGCAAGGTCAGCTCTATCGACTTCCCATCTATCGATTTCGTCAACGTTGCCGACTTCAAATCGAGCGTCAATTCCTCGTTCGGCAGCTCGTTTACTCGCAAGCTCCACGCAGCGAGGATCAAGGTCGTAGCCAGTTGCGTGAATTCCCAGCTCACCTGCCAAGGGAAGGGCAATGAAACCGTCAGAACAACCCCAGTCGATGACATTCTTAGCCCCGATCCTCTTGGCTGTATCAAGTGCAAACTTGAACCGAGGATAGTTCAACCAAGTTTCCGACCAGATCATCTCGTCCTTCATCGGCTCCCAGTGGGGATTACCGGTATAGAAGTCGATCATGACCTGAGGATCATCGATGTGGGAAGTCTGGAACATAGTGCGTTCCCGGGCTTCCATGATCGCTGGGTGCTGCTCGATGTGCTTGGGCAAGGCGTCGAACAACTTCCGCGCCTTGAGCCACTCATCATTTCGACCGAGGTGCTCTCGGAGTGCGAGGAAGTTCTGGACTACCGTCTGCAGCTTGACTTCGTTCTCAAGCAATGTGATCAGGTGCTGGATCTCCGGGGACGGCTCGATAGCCAACGCCTTGTGATAGTTGGCCAGAGCCATCTCATGATCATTCAGGCGAGCATACGCGCCCGCGAGAACCACAGCGGGGTGGAATCCGTAATCAAGTGGATTGACGATTAGCATCGTCTGAGGCGGTTCCTTCGTGGCTCCCGCCTTCGTGTACTCGATCGTGGCCCTGGGATTGTTCAGCGCCAGATGTGTCTCAGCCAGTCCGTACCAAGCATCCGGCCATGAGGGCTGGATCTCGATCGCTGCCATGTCGGCAATCATAGACTTCCGGAAGTCACCCATCGCTCGATACATGTCGGCGATGCGGTGCTGCATCTGGTACTTCTCATCTTCCCACCCGGACAGCTTGATGAACCGCTGACCGTGGAGGATCGCCTCTGCTACGTTGCCTCGCCCGGCATTCTCTGTGCAGAGGTATCCAAGAACCCTGGGATCGGGGTTGGGCTCGGACTCCTCGAGCTGCTTGTAGAGGATCTTGATGTTTCGCTCGGGCTCGTGCTTGTTGGCCGGCTTGTGATGTTTGACGACGACGCCATCAGCCATCTTGCCGTCCGGAGTGAAGCCCTGTGGGACGAGAACCTCGTGAACCTTTCCAATCCAGTGCCAGCCCTTCCCAGGTAGCTCGTCTTGAAGACGAACCAAGCGCTCACGGATCAGATAGCAGACGCAGTTGCCGTGCTCATCACGGGCGTAGTCGTACCCAGCGTAGAAAGCATCGATGTTGGGGTTGGTGACGATGAGTTGCCGAAGGATGTCCCCTCCGATCAACTCATCGTCGCCATCCAGCCACAGGAAGTAATCCCCTGTGACGCGTTCCAGAACCTGATTTCTCGCCTCCGAGAAGTCATCGGTCCAGGTGATGGGGAAGGTCGTGATCGGGGCACCAGCCGCGACGAACCTCCTGATGATGTCTTCTGTATCGTCTGTGGACTCCCCACTGAGACTGATTACGATCTCATCTACGTGGGGAGCCACAGACAGAAGGCAAGCCTCCAGGGTTCGACCTTCGTTCTTGACGATCATCCCGAGGGAGATCTTGAACATGCCGCCGCCATTCCTTTCTAGTGCCCACAGGGCACGGTTAGCGGGTTTCCCCGCGTTGGATTCCTACGCGACGCCGATTGCGCCGACGATCCCGCGCCACTCGATGGGCTTGAAGTGGAAGTCGTGACGCAGCTTGTAGGCGATCTCGTCGAAGTCGAACGAATACGGGTCGTTCCCACCGAGGACGGCGCGAACACCCGGGTCCTTCAGGCCGATGAACGGGGTGGTGACGCCGTTGAGCGTGATGTACGCGATCGGCGAAAGGGCACCCGTCGGATCGGAGAGGACGTAGTAGTCGCTCGGGTCCGTGAAGAACGGCTCGATGATGATGTTGTCGAAGATCCCCTTGACGTCGTTCGCCTCCAGAGCGGAAGCGCCGTTCGGCAGGAGCTCGTTCTCGTTGATCGCACGAGCCACGAAGCGCAGCTCGGTCGGGATCAGGAGAGTGCGCCCGCCGGGGGTGACGATCTGGTAGCCCTCGTCGTCGGTGAAGTCGTCGAACTTGAGGTCCAGCGTCTTCAGGTTGTCGCGACCGGTGGTCGTGGCAGCCAGTGCCGTGGTGACGATGTTGCCATGGCCGGCGCTGATGAGGGCGTTGCCATCATACATCGTCGGGTTGGCAGCGAGGCACGTGATCGCGGCCTTCTTCGACATCGTCCGGGCGAGAGCCTCAGCGAGGAGGCCCGGGAGCTCCGCGATCTTGTTCAGACGATCGGTGATGATCATCTGCCGGGTGACGGAGAATCCCGCCCCCCATTCCTTCACGCGGATCTTCTCGTTGTCGAATTCCCGGATCGCCATCTGATCGTACGGCCCACCGAGGCCGCGCTCCGGGATGTCGGCAAACCGGCCGAAGCGGCTCGAGGTGGACTCCTCGAAGTCTTCCAGGTCCATCTGCCGGGTGTAGCTCGGCCAGACGCCCTGGATCTCGTTGAAACGAGTCAGGAAGCGGTGGCGAACCAGCTTCGACAGATAGGTGGGGAAGTCGTTGAGGCTGATGGCCTCCTGGCCATCGATCTCGAACGGTTCCCCGCTCTCGAGCGCGTCGAGATACGCGTCGTAGAGCCGGACGTGCTTGCCGTCTGCAAGCCCCATCGAATTCGGCACGTTACCCTCCGACCGTGTGCTGGTTCTCCGGGCCGAACAGGACGACCCGAGCGTAGGAAGCACCGTTCACGTAGGTCGCCATCAGGCGGCCGATTGCGACGGCACCAGAAGGGACGGAAATCCCGGGGAAGAGGGTAAGCGAGGTAGCCGTGAGGCTCGGTGCAGCGAACACGAGCTTGCCGGCGGGGATGTTAGCACCCTGGAAGATCTGCGGCAGATCCCAAACGCCGTCCAGAATCTGGACGAACGGGCGATCGAACGTGGTGGGGTTCGAGGAGATAGCAGCGTCGTCGTTGCTAACCCCGAAGAACCCCTGATGGTAGACCAGATCCCCTGCCCGGTGATAGAGCGTGGGAACCCAGCTCCGGCGGCGACCGGCGCCGATGAAAGTGCGGGCCATCTGTTAGCTCCTTGAAGCTTCTCTAGTGGCTAGGCCGTTGCGCCAGCTGTTTCGGCCGGCTTCTTCTCGACTCCGAAAACGGACTCGACGCCCTCACGGGCAGACTTCGTGGTGGGCTTCCCACCGGTTGCGGCAGCCCCGGAAGGCCCCTCACCCGTGATGCGCGGCCCAACGCCAAGCTCCTTCAGCTCCTCCTTTGCATCTTCGACGGCCGACTGGACATCGCCCTCGACGTACTCGAGAGCATCGCTGAACATGTTGATGAGGCGACCCTGCACCCGATTGGGAAGGCCGGACTTCGCGATGAACTCGCGGATGGA